CATGTCGAGCAGCCGCCTCGCAGCCGATCCCGGCCTAGCCGCAACCATGCGGCTGCTCGACATGCGCGGCGGCTACCTCCACCAGCACCGGCCCGACGTGATCCCGCAGGGGTTCGTGACGGCAGATGAACTCGCGCTTTGGACGGCCTACTTTGAACGCAAGGCCGCCGAGGCAAAGACTTAGGGCGCCACCGTGGCCGACATAAGCCGCACCATTGCGATCATCTTCGAGGGCGAGGACCGTGTAACCATCGCCACGGACAAGATCGCCCGCACCTTCAAAGAGGTCGGGGTCGAGGCCGGAGGCGCCACCACGAAGGTGGGCCAGCTCGACACCGAGATCGGGCAGCTGGAGAAGAAAGTCCCGGCCATCAGCAGCCTTTCCACGGCGCTGACTACCCTCGCCGGCTCGCTCATCGTCAAGGCGTTCATCGACGCCAACGTCGAGTTGGAGAAGTTCACCAAGTCGATGACGGCCACGACCGGCAGCGCCCAGGCAGCGGCAGAGGCCTATGCCTACGTCAGCGGGGTGTCGAACAAGCTCGGCATTGAGACTGGCGCGACCGCCGATTCATTCGCGAAGTTCGCCGCAGCGACCAAGGGCACCGCGCTGGAAGGCGACGGCGCGAAGCTGATCTTCGAGGCCTTCGCCGGCACGATGTCGCGTTTGGGCTCCAGCAGCGCCGACATCAACGGCGCGTTCGTGCAGCTCGCGCAGGGCATCAGCAAGGGCAAGTTCGAACTCGAAGACCTGAAGAGCATCGCGGAGCGCGTGCCTGGGTTCTTCGACCAGCTTGCCAAGTCACTGAATGTCTCGACTGGCGAACTGTTCAAGATGATTTCAGCCGGCCAGATTGGCGCGGTCGAGATCGCCAAGTTTGCTGCCGTCTTGAACGAGGGCCTCGCCGGCGCGAAGTTCGACGGGTACGTCAACAGCATGGCGCGGTTGCGCAACGCCATCGACGAGGCCTTTCGAGACGTGGGCAAAGCCGGGGCCTTTGATGCGCTCATCGCAACCGTCAAGATTGGCGCCGCGTCAATTGTTGGGGCAACCACCACATTTACGCTGTTCGGCGAAGTCATCGCCGCAGTATTTGCCAAGCTGAGCCTTGGGCAGGCTTTCGACTTTGGCAACGCCGTCAGCGAGGCAATGGACAAGGCGGCCAAAGCGACCGACGGCGCGGGCCGCGCTGCCGGTGAACTATTCGGCATCTTTGACAAACAAGGCCCCGGCGCCGCGGCAGCAATAGCAGACCTACCTAAAGGCTTCAGCGACGCGCGCTTCGAAGCCGCCCGCCTGTCCGAAGAGGCCAAGAAGACCGATGAGGCGCTCAAGGCGCTCGGCCTTGACCCCAAGAAGTTTGAGAAGGACGTCGGGGAGATCACGCGCGCCTTCAAGCGGCTGCTGGACGACCCCTCCTTAAGTGGCGACACGATTCTGGCCGGGCTGAAGAAGACGCTGGCCTCGCTGAAAACCGAGGGCGACGTTCAGGCGCTCATCGGCGATCTGTCGCAGCGCTTCAGCGAAGGCGGCATCAGCGCGAATCAGTACGCCGAGCAGATCAAGCTGACGGCGAAGCGGCTGCTCGAGCTGGGCGATGGGTTCAAGATCAACTCGAAAGACGCGAAGGCGCAGGAAGACCAGATACGTAAGAACGAGGCCGCTGCCCAAAAGGCAGAGGAGGCGACGCGCAAGTACCAGCTGGAGCTGGAGAAGCTCGCCAGCAACGAGCGCATAAAAAACCTCGAACTCAAGATCAATCTCAACATTGCACAGTTGCAGGCTGACACCGAGCGCATCAAGGCGACGTTCACGTCCATAGACAACACGGTCAAGAGCACAGGCGACCTGCTGGGCGACCTCTTTGGCCTGTTCAAGAACTACGACCAGCTCAGCTTCGCTGCCATCCGCGTGATTGAGCAGCAGATCGAGCTGGAGAACAAGCGCCGCCAGGAGGCGCTGAACCTGCAAAAGCGCCTCACCGATGCGCAGATCGAGCAGATGAAGGCGCGCACCCGCGCCCTGGACCGCAGCGACGCGCTGATCAAGGTCGATGGCGCGGGCCTACAGCCGCACCTTGAGGCCTTCATGTGGGAAATCCTCAAGACCATCCAGGTCAAGGTGAACCAGGACGGCCTCGAAATGTTGCTTGGAATTTGACCATGCTCGCCACCCTGTCTGCCATCACCATCGACCCCGCTGGCTACGTCGAGCTCGACGCGCTGCCCACCACGAGCGACGGCGAGACCAAGCGCCGCGTCACGCGCTCATCCACGCTCGACGGCGGCAGCGTCATCAACGACGGCGGCTACACCGAGGCCGACCGCATCGTGGTGCTGCGCTGGCAGCCCACAGCGGCCTCACACGAAGCCGTGACGCGGCTGATGCAGCTCTACTCGCTGATCAACGTCGGCACGCGCAGCGGCGTCTACCAGGCCGCGCTCGACACCTACACCCCTGGCACCGACGAGGCCACGCTGCGCCTGCTGGTGCTGTCCAAACTCTCGGAGTAGCCCACCATGCCCGCACCCGCATCTGCCACCTACAGCGCTGCCGCCAAGGTCGCTGCGCACACATCGTTCCGAGACCTCATCGACTCCGGCACTGGCGCCGGCTTCGTGCGCGTCCGCAGCGCGGCCGATGTGCTGTTGGCGCAGATACCGCTCGTTGACCCGTGCGGCACGGTCAACGGCACCACGGGCGCGCTGACCTTCGCCATTGCTGGCCCAGACACCAGCGCAGATGCCAGCGGCACAGCCGCTTATGGCGAAATCTGCGACTCCGATGGCGACGTGCACCTGGCTCTGCCAGCACAAGCCGGCGGCGCTGCGGTCTCCGGGAAGATCGTGCTCAACACGCTGACGATCGTCGCCACCGGCCCGGTGGAGATCATCACCGCGACCATCGGGTGACGCACCGTGCCGGGTGATGCAAACTGGAGCGATGTTGTCCTACGCCTGACCTGCGACGGCGCGAACAACTCCACCACGTTCACTGACCTGTCACTTGCCGGCCTCACGGTCACGGCCAATGGCGGCGCCAAAGTCAGCACCACGCAATCAAAGTGGGGCGGCGCGTCTCTGTATCTGGACAACACAGATGGCACTTACCTATCGGTCGCCGCGACCTCGAATTTCCAATTCGGAACGTCGCCATGGACTGTTGAATACTGGTGTCGGCCAGACCGAATCAGTAATCAATTCGGTGACAACGCCGGCCCGGTGAGCTTCTGGTCCGCATCTAACTGGACCTCAATGTTCTGGGACGGTAGCGGCGGCAGCGAGGTCTACGATACGGGCGCCGGCGGCGAGGCTTACACGCACGCCAACTTTCTAACGACCGCGACTTGGCACCACGTCGAGTGGTCTTACGACGGCACGACCATGCGCGTCTTCTTTGACGGCGCGTTGTCTTTGCAAGTAGCGATGACCGTCAATGTCGCCCAGGTGCGCGCGTTGAAGATCGGCGAAAACTACAGCCCAGACCCTGAGGACATCTGGCCCATTTTTCCGTTTGGCGGCTACATTGACGACATCCGCATCACGCGCGGCCTCGCCCGTCACACGGCGCCATTCACGCCGCCGACTGAAGCCTACCCGACTGCCGGCGACGGCCCTGCCACCGTCACGGGCTACGTCTCTGCAGCAAGCCTGCTCGGCGAGCCCGCCGTACTCGGGTGCACGGCCAGGATCATCTACGCGTCAGCCGAAGGGCCGCTGGGACAGCCAGCGGCGTTTGCGCGCCACGACTTCACCAGCGCAGTCACCGGCCTGCTCACCCAGTACGTCATGGACCTCGTGACGCCATCCGGGCTCATCCGCGTGCCGATCAGCTCGTGGCAGGCCACGCTCCAGACTGAGGGGCAAAGTTATTTGCAGTGCGTCGTGCCGGCCTGCGCCGCGTGGGTCGACAGCATCAACGCCGCCACCGAGTTCGTGATCTATCGCCGCGTCGTGCTGCCAGATGGCACGACGCTTGAGGCGGCGATGGCCAGTGCGCCGGTGTCGTCATCGCTGGCCCAGGGCGGCTACAGCTACAGCGCCACGCTCACGGGCTACTCGGACTCGTTTGCTATCGACACGACGCCGGCCTATGCGCGCACGCTCGAAGGCCTGCGCACCGCCTTTAGCTACAGCGGGCTGCGCCGCATTCGTTGCAGCATAGACTGGCTGCTGCGGCCCGGGCAGACGGCCATCGCTGACGGCGACGAATTCACGACGCGGTACATCAGCTACTACGTCAACGACGGCGACACTTACATGGACGTGGCCGAATGATGGGCACCGAATAATGGGCATTGCCACCATTGTCAGCGGCGGCGAGGATGGGCGCTACACCATCAGCATGGACTATGGCGCGGCCACGAAGGCCGCCCTTCTTGCCGCAAGCAATGCGCTGCTGGTGCAGATCGAGCTGCGCCAGTTCACGGCCGCCGCGAGGCTGGTCACAGCCGAAGAAATGGAGGCCGAACAAGTCGCCAGGGTTAAGGTTGAAATGGACAGGCTGATTGCGGCATCGCTGGCGCCACAGGCGCCTGGCGGCAACGGCATCGACACGCGCGCCGTCACCTTCGAAATGCTTCAGCTCGCCAAGCTGCGGCAGTCAAACGAGCCGCTGCGCATGCAAATCGCCGCGCTGAAGTTCTCGCGCGCACAGACGCTCGCGCGCGTGGTCTACTGGAACGACGTCACGACCACCGACACGCGGCAGGCCTGGTGCACGACGCTCACCGAGGACGCTGCGCCAGGCGCGCTTGTGGGCACGGTCGACATCCCCGGCGACACCAATTTGATGTTGATCGCGCCTGAGTGCCGCGCGCCGACCAACGACGACGGGTTCTTTCGCGCCCGTGCAGTGCTGTCACCTGAGCAGGCGTTCTTCAATGCCGCCATCTTCCCAGGCTGGCAGAAATGGAAACCTACCTATCGCTGGGGCACGATCACGGCGATGGACGAGGCCGCCGAGACTGTCACCGTTGAGCTCGCCACGACCACATCCAGCGCGCAGACGCTCAACGTCAACCAGGCCACCATCTTGACGGACGTGGAGGTCGAATACATGTCGTGTGGCGCGTCGGTCTTCGAGGTGGGCGACCGCGTGGTGGTGCAGTTTGTCGGGCAGGATTGGGACTCGCCCATGGTGATTGGCTTTGTCGATAACCCCCGACCGTGCAACTTTCCGTGCATTCTGCTTGATGGCGGAAACTACTACTTTGAGAGCCTGGTGCCTGAGGTCATGGCGAGCATTCTCGCCAGCGGAACGTATGAGGCCAGGCGGAATTCGGGCGCGTGGCAGACCATGGGGGCCGGCCCGAATCCAGACACATCGACCTACAGGGTCCGCGAGATTCTCTACGACAGCGGCGGCATATCGCCGCCTGCGGACGAGCCCACGCAGGTCGCGTGGCTAACCGTTCAGGACGTTGGCATTCCGCTTTACCCGGCATTCATTTCCCTCCTGGTCAGCCCGCGCGGGCCGTTCCCGCCCCCTCGCTCAGAGGCTGCCCGCGAGGTCGTCGAGTTCCGCGTGCGCGTTGGGGGCGAGACCGTGTTCAACGCCGCCGTGAAGGATATGGGCTGGGCCGGCGAGGGCGTCACTATCGGGCTTGCCCGCTCGCGCGGCGGCATCAACCTGCGCAACATCGGCGCGATCTCTGGCCGCGCGGTACACCGCCTCGAATACACACTGGACCCGTAGACCATGAGCCTCTTCATCCGCTTCGAAGGCCTGAGCGAGGCGCAGGGCACGCTCGCCGGCCTGCCCGACAAGCTCGAGCACAAGACCATCGAGCGGCTGTCGCAGGTCGCCTATGACGCCGTGCAGGAAGGCGCACGCCGGCACACGAAGCCAACCGGCACCGGCGCGCTTTGGCAGTCGGTCTTCAACCGCCCCATTCCCACCGGCCGCATGGTCGGCCACGACACGCAGCGCGCCCCGCATGCCGTGTTCGTGCTGCTCGGCACCCGCCCGCACGTCATCAGGCCGAAGACAAAGAAGGCGCTGCGCTGGGTCGGCGGCAATGGCAAGTTCGCCTTCGCGCGCGAGGTGAATCACCCCGGCTACATCGGCGACAACTACATGCTGACCGCCGCCACGCTGGCCGTGCAAGAGTTCGCGGCCATCATCGACAAATCCCTCAAGGAGAGCACATGACCACCGCCTACGCCTACCCCGACGCCTACCTGGCGAAGTTCTGCCTCGAAGAGCGCGAGACCCGCGCGCTGGCAGATGTCGCGCGCTTCGCTACCTCTGCCGGCGTCGAGTTCGACGCGACATGGACCGAGCGCCTGACCATCGTGCAGTGCTACGTGCTGGCCTGCCTGGAGAACCAGGCCGACGCCGAGGACCTGTTCAGCGCCAAGCTGAAGAACTACCGGCAGCAGTACGACCTGCTGCTGCCCCAGGCCATCGCAGCGGCCCACGCCGAGGCTGAGACCGTCACCGGGGCGGGGCTCTTCTCCATCCCGCTGGAGCGTGCGTGATGATGACCACCCTCACCGCAGCTCGCGACGCGCTGGCCCTGATCGACGACGTGGCCAGCTGCAAGGTCGGGCTTGAGAGGAACATCAGCCCGGCCGACTACCCGCTGATCCGCATCGTGCCCGTGCGCGCTACACCTGGCCGCCCCTACAACGGGCGCATGGCCGAGTGCCTCATCTACTTCGGCACGCCCATTGCCGACAGCGAGGGTCTGGAGGACGTTTACACGGCGCTCTTCACGCTAGAGGCCGAGATCCTGGAAACACTGAAGACGCTGCAAGGCAAGTACACCGAAACGGTCTTCGACGAGGACCGGCTCGACACCTACAAGCTGATGGCGATCCGCTGCGAGCTGCACGCGGCCAACACGGCGCCTACTTGACGGGCGCGTAAGCCCGTCGCGCCTCGCGCTCGCGGTCGATCTCTGCGAACTCGCGCGCTACCCTGGGCGTGTAGGTGCCGCAGGCCGCGTCCATCGCGTCCAGGGCGCCGTGCGGCACCCCGCGCCGCGTCACCGAGCTGTCCTGCACCTCGACGTTGCGCCGCGCGCTCGAGCAGCCGTTGCCGCCGCCGCTCATCCCCACCGGCCCCGCGCCAGAGGCGGTGCGCTGCTGCCTATCGTCCAGGCGCGAAAGGTCGGCCTGCAATACCTCACGGTGGAAGCGCAAGCGCGCCCGCAGCGCATCGAGCTCCTGCTGGGCCTGTTCCTCCGGGGTCGACTTGCGCGCGATCACCTGCGACTTTTCGCCAGACGCGCACGGGCCATCGGTGTAGGCCACCTTCTTTGTGACCGGATCAACGCACCGCGTGACCTGGGCCGAAGCCGCACCGGCTGTCAAAGCGCAAAAAACGACGACAAGAAGTTTCACTTCAGCCCCCATGTGAGCATCCAGAGGATGCGCAGCATACGGCTAAACCTGCCCGGCGCGCTTGATCCGATATAGGGGGTCGCGCGATGCGTTCGCCACCGCCTCGGCCGTGTCGCCCGCCATGACGCGCGCCAGCTTGGCCTGGCTGCCCACGATGCGCGCGGCGATCGGCGCATCCAGGCGGCGCAGGAAGTAGGCGTCGCCGTCTTCGTCGCGCTCCTTTGCCTTGCGCCCGTTGAGGTCGAGCCGTGGGCTCATCACGCACCGGCAGAACGGGTGCAGCGGCGGCACCGGCGCGTCGGCCTTCGGGTACACGCCAGGCCCCAGGTTGTAGAGGTCACGGCCGGTAAACAGCACGCAGATGCAGGGCAGGCCACGCCCAGGCGCGCGGCGAAGCTGCACGTATTGCACAGCCTCGTCCTCCATCAGCAGCAGCGCCTCGCGCTCGGCGTAGGCGCGGTGCAGCTCGGTCTGCGCGATGCGCTGGGCGAAGTAGCGCATGCGCTCGTAAAACGCGACCTCGATCTGCTTGTCGAGCAGCTTTTGCCCCGCGCCCGTGCGCAGCGCCTCCACGGCATCCAGCAGCTGCTGGTAAGCCGCGCGCAGGGCTGGCGTGGCCAGCTCGGAGACTTGCAGCTGCGCGCGCTGGAATGACGTCTGCATCCCGGCCCGCACCGGCCTGTCAGGCAGCAGCGCCTCGCGCAGGTACTTCGGCAAGCGCGGATTGTCCGGCGCCATGCGGATCACTTCGGCCTCGGGGAGTCGGAAGTCGAAGCCCTCGAAGATCTCCAGCGCAAGCGCCCGCGCGTCCTGCCAGCCAGACAGGTGGCGGCGCACCACGCCCTCGACGGCAACGCCGGCCGCCTGCGACTCGCCGTAGAGGCGCACGGAGAGCGACACCGCGCCCACTTGCAT